ATGACGGCACGCGCAGCAAACGGAACGAAGCCGCCGCGAGAAAATGCACGCGGGCGGCTGAAGGGAACGCGCAGGCAACGAATTACTCAGTTGCTCGTGGACATTGAAAAGCGCCTCGATCTCAAGAACAGCAAGGTGACGCTGGCGGATTTCATCCGACTAACGCAGCTGGAACGAGAGCTGGAGGAAGAGGAGCAGCCGAGGGAGATCATCGTTACGTGGAAAGATCCAGCGGAGAAACGCTGCGGATTGAAATAGAGTATGGGCCCCTCCCTTCGCAGAAAAAGTTTCACGCGTCGACGGCGAGATTCAAGGGGTTCTCAGGGCCTATCGGTTCGGGAAAAAGCCAAGCGTTGTGCCAGGAGGCGATCCGGCTTAGTTACTTGAATCCGGGCAGGCAGGGTTTGATTGGCGCGCCGACCTATCCGATGTTGCGCGATGCGACACTGACCAGCTTCCTGGAGGTATTGAGCAGTAACAAGATCCGACATGAGCTGAACAAATCCGAATCCGTTCTGGTGATGAAAGACACCGGATCACGGATTTACTTTCGCGCCGTGGATGACTTCGAGCGGTTGCGAGGGACGAACCTGGCGTGGTTCGGATTGGACGAATTGACCTACACCGCGGAAGAAGCGTGGCTGCGGCTGGAAGGGCGATTGCGCGACCCCCGGGCGTCACGCTTGTGCGGATTCGGGGTATGGACACCGAAGGGATTCGACTGGGTATACCGGAGGTTCGTGCGGAATCTGGTGGCGGGATACGACGTGGTGCTGGCCCAGCCGTTCGAAAACCGTTACGTGCTTGACAAGATCCCCGATTTCTACGAACGGCTACGCGGGAGTTACGATCGGAAGTTTTTTGAGCAGGAGGCGATGGGCGAATATCTTAACGTCCAGGCCGGCGTGGTTTACCAGGGGTTCCAGCGCGACCGAAATGTGCGGGAGGTGGAGATCGATGGAGCGGTGCCATTGTTCTGGGCACTGGACTTCAATGTAGACCCGATGAGTTCCATTGTGGCGCAGAAGCGCGGCGACGAGATCCTGGTGCTGGATGAAGTAGTACTGAGCAGGGCCAGCACATTGCAGGCGTGCGAGGAGTTTCATGCCCGGTATCCGAATCATCAGGCGGGCATTGTGATTTATGGAGATGCATCCGGGCAGCGGCTGCAAACGGCGGGAACGACGGACTACCAGATGATCAAGGAATATTTTCGACGGACGGCTTACCAGAACCTGAAGTTTCGGGTGCCGGCGAGCAATCCGAGTGTTCGGGAGCGCATTGCCCTGGTGAACGCGAAACTGTTCTCGGCCGGCGAAGACGTGCGGTTGCTGGTGCATCCGCGATGCAAGGGGCTGATATCGGATTTCGAAGAGGTGACGTTCAAACCTGAAACGAGCGTGATCGATAAAGAGCGGGATCCCAAGAGGACACACTTGTCAGACGCATTGGGTTATTTGATCTGGCAGGAGTATCGGCCGCGAGTGGTGTTTGGCGAGCAGGGGCGGCGGCTCATTTAGCGGCGAAAGAGATCTGATGAATACAGGCAACGTTGGTCCGGACATTACGCATGAGCATCCAGAGTACGCCGCGAAGCGGGCGATGTGGAAGCAGTACCGCGATCTCTACGCAGGGGGCGAGCAATTCATTACGCGGGCCGATCAGTATCTGGTCCGGCGCCAGAAAGAGCCGGGCGATGTCTATGCGGAGCGGCTGAGCCGAAGCTTTTATGAGAATTATGTGGGTTCCATTGTGGATTGGTATACGGCGACGCTGTTCCGAAGGGAGCCGGTGCTGAACTTTGAAGGAAATAGCGAGCAGTCCAAGAAGTTCTTTAGCGTCTTTGCGGAAGACTGCGACCTCAAGGGGACGAATCTGAGCGAATTCTTCCGGCGGCAGTTTGTGGAGGCATTGGTAAGCGGAAAGAGCTACGTGCTGATCGATTTCCCACGACTAAATCAACCGGTGGAAACCCGCGCGGAGGAAGACGAGCGAGGCGCGTCGCGGGCGTACTTAGTAAGTTACGCGGCCGATGAGCTAATCAATTGGAGTTATGACGAACACGGGCAATATCAATGGGTGGTCCTGCGAACGCAGAGTTTACGTAAGGACAAGCTAGAAGACGCGGGGTGGTGGAAGCAGACGCGCTGGGTGTACTACGACAAGCAGGCGTACCGGGTGTATGAGCAGGCGGAAGAAGGACCCAAGCAGGGGCGCGTCGAGTTAGTGGCGGAGGGGCGCCATGGGCTAACCAAACTGGCACGCGTGCCACTGGTGGAGTTGCGGGTGTCGGACGGCCTGTGGCTATTGAACAAGGCGGCATCGTTGCAACTGGAGCACTTTAACAAATCCAACGCCTTGGGCTGGGCGCTGACGATGGGATTATTCGCGATGCCGGTGATTTACTCGGAACGCGACTGGGATCAAGTAATGGGCGAGTCGTATTATATTCAGCTCGGCCCACAGGACCGGTTTGGATGGACTGAGCCTCAAGGGAACGTCTACCAGATCGCGGCTGACAATTTGACGAGATTACAGGAAGAGATATATCGCGTGTGCTATGTGAGCCACGCCGGCGGCGCTTTATCGGGAAACGCCACGCAATCGGGCGTGAGCAAGCAGCGAGATTATGCCATCACCCAGGAGGTGTTGCGGGCTTACGGCGACGCTGTGAAGGACTGCCTGAAGCGGGTGCTGAGGGCGGTAGAAGCGGCGCGAGAGGACGGATTGAGCATCGATGTGTCCGGAATGGATGAATTCGACATCGGTGATTTTGGAACCGAGTTGGAGGACGCGCAGCAGTTATTGAGCTTGGGCATGCACTCACCAACATTGAAGAAGCAAGTCTTCAAGAAGCTGGCGTTTCAGTTCTTAAGCGACGTCCGCCAAGAAGTAAAGGAGCGGATCGGGCGAGAAATCGATGAAGAACAACCATAAGTGGCACGTTCTTAGCAAATGTTCCAGGGAGGCCTATGGAAGAGTTAAAGACGGAGGGCGCAGACTTGCGTTCCTTGATACGCGGGGTGATTGAGGAGTTTGTTCACGCCGAGCAAGAAAAGGCGGAGCCCGCGTACAAGGTGGAGCTGTTGGACGAACGCAGGCGGCGGGAGGATTTGGAGAAGCGGGTGAACGATCTGGTTCAGGAAAACGTTCAGAGCCGGCATATGGCGGAGGAAGCGGAAAGGAGTTCGTCAATTCGAGCCGAGTTACAACGTCTGGGGGTTACCAAGGTGGACTTGGCGTATCGGGCGGTGAAAGACGATGTTCATCGCCGCACCGACGGCCAGTTGATGGCGCGAAGCGGCCCGGCGGAAGTTTCTCTGCGCGACTACCTGAAAGAATTCGTACAAGAGAACCCCGAATTGTTACCAGCCCGCATTACCGGCGGATCGGGGATGGGGTCGGGGCCGAAGGCTGCCTCGAATACGGGCACATTTGATCTAGACAAAATTCGGCCGGGCATGAGTCCGGAAGAACTGGAAAAGGTGCGCCAAGAAGTCTCGAGGGTGGCAAGTCAGGCACTCCGAGGCATGTGAAGAGGACGCCGGGAGGCGACTTGAAGAAGCGCGTCACGGGGTGCGGTTCAGAACAACGAACGAGGTTAAAAATTAATGGGAACAATTACATCAGCAAATGTAGCGAATGCAATCGTGAAGCTCGTCGCCGTGGATGCCTTACCGGCGCTGGTGAGCAACCTGGTGATGGGAAACCTGGTCAATCGCGACTATGAACCCACGCTGGCAAATGCGGGAGGCACGGTGAACGTGCCGATTCCTCCGACGCTGGTGGCCAATAACATCGCGGAGGGCGGCACGGTTCAGAGGCAAAACCCGAATTTAGGGAACGCGCAGATTGTGCTGAACACCCACGCGGAGGCGACGTTTCAGATTCCAGACGTCACGAAGGTGCTGGCAGTGCCGGACCTTTTGAAGCTATACATGCAGCCGGCCGTGGTGGCGATTGCGGAGCGGATCGAATCGGACATCTTGAATCTATATTCGCAGTTCAGCGCGAATACGGGGGTGGGGACGGCTGGTATCACGATTACGGAAGCGGTGGTTGACCAGGCGGAGACGGCGTTGTTCCAGGCAAAGGTTCCGTCGGTTGCGAGTAAGTACTTAGTGGTAGATCCAGTGAGTTACTCCGCAATGCGACAGATTCCGCGTTTCAGTGAATATTACTCGGCCGGCGACGCCGGGCTGCGAGCACTGGTGGATGGCGCCGTAGGCAAGATCAAGGACTTCTTCGTATTCCGATCACAGCTGGTACAGAAGACCGGCAGTGGACCGGTCAACACCCACAATCTGGCTTTTGCGCGGGACGCGATTGGATTGGTGATTCGGCGGCTTCCACAACCCCTACCGGGGACAGGGGCGATCGCGGAATACGCGGAATTGGGCAACTTCGGAATCCGCGTGGTGATGAGTTACCAACCGAACACTCTGGGCCAGCAATTCACGGTTGACGTCCTGTACGGAACCGCGGTTCTCCAGAACTCGTTCGGAGTGCAAGTTAACAGCTAAGCAGAAGGGTATTGAGGGCGACGCGGACGGACGTGCGAAGACGCCTGTCCGCGATCAAGAGGGGAGCGGGATGGATCTACGGGTATTCTTTCAAAAGTTACGAAAACTTGAGCGCGAGATTGTGGACCCACATGTGGTCATGGTGAGTCATGAGACGCCAGACGGGGGCCGTGCGGGACAACTCTCCGAGGTGTCGAGGAGCAACGCAGCCCGGCTGATATTAGAAGGGCATGCCCGCCTCGCGACAGCGGAGGAATCAGACGAGTTTCGAGCGGCGACGCGGAAGGCACTGGAGGAAGCGCAACAGCGCCTATTAGCGGAAAAGGTGCAAGTGAACTTAATCTCGGACGCAGATCTGCGGGCACTCAAGAACGCATCTCGGCCGGAGAAGCGGTAGAGGGCGGACTGCAACCATGGCGCTGTATACCGATGGTCCGATCAGCGTGCCGGCCGACCTTCAGCGATATGAGAACGCAATCCTCAATGTCGCAAGCACGGAGAGCATCGACTTAGGGGCGAAGATCCTGCTGGCGCAGCAGGACTTGGCGAACGAGATCGTGTTGTTTCTGCTTCGGCGGTCCTACCTGCATGAATATTCATTGGATTTGAGACGTTCGCGCGGCGTGAAGGATGTAGTGGTCACGGAGCCGCTGCGGCAATGGCATGTTCATAAAACGCTTTCGCTGATCTATCGAGATGCATACAATAACCAACTCAACGATCGGTACCAAGGTAAGTGGGCGGAGTATGAAGTGCTGGCGAAAGAGAGCGCTCGGATTTACTTCCAGATTGGAGTTGGATTAGTGGCGGATCCTGTTCCGAAGGCGATGGCCCCCACAGTTTCGACCGTGGCAGGGACGGCGGCGGGGGGGACGTTCTACGTCGCGGTGACGTGGGTGAACGTACCTGGGCAAGAAGGCGCGCCGAGCAATAGTGTTCCACTGGTGACTTCGGAGGGGCAGCAAATTATGGCGATGGTGGGAACGCCACCAGAGAGTGTGACGAATTGGAACGTATATGTGGGGACATCGCCGGGTGTGTTGAACCTGCAGAATCAAAGCCCGCTAGGCACAAGCAGCAGTTGGACGATGACCTCCGGGCTCAATCCGGGGCGACCCTTGCCCGATGGTCAACACCCCACATGGTTCGTGGTGGATCACCGGGTGATGGAAAGAGGCTGAGATGCTACTGATCGCGGGATCGAGCACACAGAAAGTGCTGGGGGTGCTGGCCGCCGACGCTGGATTGCCG